CAAATGGATTATACACACTTGACTGTTGACCTTTTATGTAATCTAAAGAGCTACTCATGGTTAATCGCTTGTTGTGAATCCGTGTAACTGAATTTTGAAAGCCTCTGCATATTCTTTTTCCTTACTTGCATCTTTGCCTGCCTTTTCAAGAACCGCTATTTCTGCTTTCCAGTGCATGTAATTATCCAATGCGTTTTTTAAAAACCGGCTTTCATTATCCATATTATCAAGGTTTAATGTTTGTTGCATGTCAGTAATTATTAATGTTTTTCATGTTGCCACCAAAACGAATCCTTTTACCTGATTCCGGTTGTATCAATGGCAATTCGGGTGTAATATCGCTACCAATGGCAGCTGCTTGCAGCCATCCCAAAGCTGAATAAGTCGGGTAGATAACCCTTTGACCTCTCACCTCTCTGTCTTCAGGATGTCCGATGTACCGATATGTTCTAAGGTCGGGAATGTTGTTAGGTGATATCCTGCTGTGAGCATGGAAAAGTGCTATGTCAATACAAATCATTAATAACTTTTGATCTCTGTTATCGCCCTGTATCCATTTAGAATCAGTTAAAGCCGTATTAGCTTCAACCATATAATCGGTACCGGCTACCCAATTTTGAGCACCCTTTGAAATATCATCAGGAAAAACATTAACGACAGAAGAAACACCTGCAACTCCGATTTGCAATTGAGATGCGTGATCTAATATCGAAGTTCTTACCAAACAGGTGTATACTTTATTTTTGTAAAATACCTGGTCGCCTATCTTGTAGATTGTTTTAAGATTAAAAACATCTTTAGGAAAACCGGCATAATACAAATCATATTGAGTACCTAATTTTGTCCAGTGGCTTGCATTGAAAGCTTCAGATGTCGTTATGGCAGTTGAGCACAAATAAACAAATCCACCCTGTAAAACCCTTACACCTAACGCATATGTTTTGGTTGCATCGTAGGCTGTAGCGTTTAAATAAACCGTTTGGCCTGCATTATAAGTCTTGGATGGGTCGTGTTGTGAAACAGCTTGAAATGCTTGTGAGATATCGTATTTCTGTTTGAGATAAGAAACACACTCTTCGATTGCTGCCCGCTGAATACTTTCTAATATCGTTTGATTTCCGCCTGTTATTTGGCTGAGGTTGTCTTGTTGGATTTGTTTGGCGTAGTCGCCATAAAACAAGAAACTGTCCATGTTTTAAATATTTGCTTTCAAAGATAATATATAAATTACCTAATAGGTAAATTTATACGCATATTTTTTAGTAACTGTTCCTACTTGTGTTTTTTCCGATTGTTGGTACACCTGTACTTGGCCCTCTTTGATACTTCAGATATTCGGTTGTAAATACAGTACAAAGGAAATAATCATTAGCATCTGAGGTGTGTCCGTACTTCTCAAACGTCACCCCGGTAGCCACATCCTTACCGTGTTCTTTTTTCTTTGTTCCGTCACTATCTTCTTTTAGATACAGATAATCTGCAATCGTATTTGAACATTTACTGTCAATCTCAATAGTGATACCATCAAAACCCATTTCAAAGATGGTGTTAATGAAATTACCACGCATTACAACAGATGGAGCCTTTGGCTGAACCCTCATTGATGGTTTATAGACAGATAACTCATTTCTTATAATCGTATAATCATTGCTCCCTTTTTCTGTTCGCGTATCTTCACTCTTTCCGGATGGGTCGCCATAAATAAACATTCCGGTACTGTGACCCTGATACTTTCTTTTAATCTCATTACATATTCCTTTTGTAGTATTAAATGGGCTTTTGGTGCATATCTCTGCTATCTGTCGGGCTTTCCTACCTACCAATTGCCAAACACAACATGTCATGTAAGGATTCACGTTAAAGTCAAATGACAAGTGAAGTGGTAAATCAGGATTATAAGCCAGTGTTTTAACAACTAATGCACTATTGAAATATTTATAGAATTCACCCCCTGCCATGGTTGGTTGAGGATCTTGTTGATACAGGCTTAGAAATGTTCGTATGCTTTGACCTCTTACAATGTTTAGTTTTTCGAGGTTGTGTCTTTCAGGCCATAAAGGATCTCCGATGCTTCTCGGGTCTTCAGGGTTTTCGTTATTAATTTTGATTGCAGGTAATAATAAAACAGTCCACTCTTCGCCATGTCCGTCCGCTGTCTGCTGTAAAAGCATTCCGGAAAGGTCATTAATATCCCACCTTGTTTGGGTAATCAGTATTCCGGTGTTATTGTGTATGCGAGTATAGAGAACATCATTATACCAATTCCAATTTCTAATTTGATACGTTGAACTCATAGCCTCAACCGAGTCCTTAACAGGGTCATCTATAATTGCAAAGTCAGCAGCGGTTCCAGTTAAAGCACCTCCAACTCCAACAGCTTTAAAGAACCCTCCATAGCCAACGGTTTGAAATATATCTGAATTCCTTAACCATCCTGTCTGAGAAACAACAGCGCTTTTGTTAAGTGTTGTTTCCGGAAATACATCATGATACTCGTCTGTTTCAATAATCCTTTGACAGTCCCGGTTAAACGTACTTGAAAGGTCGCTGCTGTATGATGCTACAACTATTTTAGACTTTGGGTTTTGGCCTAAAATATAGGCAGGCAGGTTTCTGCTGACAAGTTCTGATTTACCGTGTTGCGGCGGCATAAACACCATTAAACGCTTTATTTCACCACTTACAAACCTTTGAAGATACGAGCACAATAATACATGATGCCAGTTAGCCTGGTAATCACTTTTAACGTACTTAACAAAATCTAGATAATTGCGTTTAGCTAACTCCGCTTTTAGATTGTAGCTCAATAAGGGTGCGAAGTTCATTTTCTGATAATTTTGATAAGTCCTGTTGTGGTATTAGCTCTTTGCCGTCTTTGCCTGTAACCTCGTTTTTTGTTGGTGCATCAAACCCAAGCATTTTACAAACCCTTTCAATGGACCAGCTCTTACCATGCAACTTTAATTCAATACCGTCTTTGGTCTTTTTAATACTTTCAATTGCTTTGGCCTGTTTATCGGTAAGTTCTTTAAATGGCTTAAATGTCAATCGATTACCTGTAAACTTTACATAGTCACGAATATCAGAAGTGGTGATTGCTTTAAGCTCTTCGAGTAGGTCTTCTTTGGTGATATCGCTTTTTGATTTGAGTTCTTTTTGTAATTCGGAAACCCTAACCCTTATCGCACCCTTTGAGAGCAATAATGAAGCTTTATTATTAATGACCTCAGGTTTCATGTTGCCACTGTTATACGCTGATCTATAAGCTTCTGAAGCGTTACCTGTTTCAATATACTTGTTGCAAAACTTTTCCTGTTTAATCGTTAGTGGCATAGTTTCAATATATTATTACAAATATACACACAAAATTACCTAATAGGTAAGTTATAAGACAAAATTCATTGTTCACTGTTTTCTTTGATGATTGCTCTTTTCTGCTTGAAATGGATAATAAGACAAACAAAGAGAAATAAAACTACCTCAGTAATTAGTATTTCTAGTACTGGAGGGTTATTAACAAATTCGTAAAACTGCTTCATGTGGTGGCTGTTTTTAATTTTTAGAATGTCCGTTTTTTAAATAATTTCTGTCTGTGCTCTTTTTTAAAATAGCGTTTCCATTTGTTTTTGTAAAGCTGTTTACGGATTAGGTGTTTGTTTCTCATAATTCAAGTTTATAATTGTTTTTTCGATTTCCATATTTCCGATTAGCAACATGATGATCCATGTCGTGTTTTAAATGACACCTCTGACACAGGTCTCTTAACCTGTCAACGCTTACACCATGATTTAGCTTGTCATGGTCCAAATGTGCCGTTGTAAGTACGATGTATATAAACTTAGTTCCATCAAGTGACATTGCCTCCATTTCCATTCCTTCAGGTGCAATTCTCCAGTCTTTTTTACCTTTAAAATGTCGGTAAATCCATGTATGATTTGGTGCTCCACAAAACTCACATTTGTCGCCTGAGCGTAATTTAACAGCGGGTTTGATTTCTGTTTTCCAATTGGATGGATATTCTTTGTAATTTATTGGCATGGCTAGTATTGCGTTACAAGACTTACATATTCTTTTTCCGATTCTTTTCTTGCATGAAATCTGTAATAAGTGCTTTCATAACATTTCATCAGGCTTTCGGGAGCGAATTTATCTTTTGAAAGCTTTACCGGACTTTTAATTACCTTAGTGAATAACCGATGTTTTATGTAAGTTCCTTTGCTATCTGAATACCTTGCTTCATATGGCTTAACATAAATGAGACCGGCAAATTCAGGAACTTCATCGATTAAAATAAGGCCCTCAGGAACGACATACGAGAAATAATTAACATGACTACCGTTTTTAAGTAGATCGTGTTTTAAAATATTGTACTTTCTTTTGAGTACGTCTTGTTTGAAGTCAGCTCTTGAAACTTTAACTTCATATTCGTACGAATAGCCAGCTTTTGTGATTTCAAGTATATCGGCTTCAAAGTGTCCTAAAAAGATATTTGGGAATACCCTATTTTGTTGGCGTTCTCTGAGCACGTTTTCAATCCAACCGCTTATGATTTGTTTTGATGTCATGATCAACTGGTTTTATTATAGAAATCAAGTCTTTTGTCAAGTCGATTCATTTTATAGTCAATCCGTTCTTGTATTTTTACAGCATCAAATATTTTCTGAGCCTGTCTGATCATGATCGAAACATCAGCTATTTCATCAATTACATTCTTTATTTTTTCTTCAGCATCTCCTCTTTTCCTTTTGAGTTTTTGTAAGGCTAGTGCAAGTTCAAGACACTCTTCGATAATCATTTCACATTGACTTTCTATTCCGTGAATTTCTATCGCTCTTTTTAACTATTATAAAAGATGCTTTTTCTGGTAATTCTTCGTTTATATCAATAAATCTTTGAGCAAATTCAACTCCCTGTTTAAAACCTTCGTGAAACGCTTGTCTCTTACCTTCCATTTTAAACAATGGGTATCCGTATCCATTTGCA